GGAAAGAGAGTTTCAACGTTAGTGGTAACCCACGAGCGGAGAGCTCTTACGGAGGAGCTCTCCGTCGATGGCGAAAGCCCTTTCTAACAAACAACCAACAATTCTTATCTACATGAATCATGAGCACATCCAAGGCAACCGCAACCTACTTGAGATCCATTATGCTTCCCGAGAATGGGCCAGCAAGCATTCCGGACGACATAACAGAGAGGCATATACTAAAACAAGAGACCTCGTCATACAACTTAGAGGTATCCGAATCAGGAAGTGGGCTTCTTGTCTGCTTCCCCGGAGCTCCTGGATCCAGGGTCGGTGCCCACTACAGGTGGAATCTGAACCAGACGGCACTAGAATTCGACCAGTGGCTAGAGACGTCACAGGACCTAAAGAAGGCATTCAACTACGGGAGACTGATCTCACGGAAATACGACATCCAGAGCTCAACCCTTCCCGCTGGTCTGTATGCACTCAATGGGACCCTGAACGCTGCCACCTTCGAAGGAAGTCTGTCTGAAGTAGAGAGCCTAACCTACAACAGCTTGATGTCCCTAACAACAAACCCACAGGACAAGGTCAACAATCAACTAGTGACCAAAGGAATTACCGTCCTGAATCTACCAACTGGGTTTGACAAGCCATACGTCCGCCTAGAGGACGAGACACCACAGGGCCCCCAGTCCATGAACGGAGCAAGGATGAGGTGCACAGCTGCCATCGCACCAAGGAGGTATGAAATCGACCTCCCATCCGAACGACTGCCGACCGTGGCCGCGACTGGGACCCCAACAACAATTTATGAGGGGAATGCTGACATCGTGAACTCCACAGCAGTCACCGGGGACATAACATTCCAGCTCGAGGCCGAACCCGTCAATGAGACACGGTTCGACTTCATTCTACAGTTCCTGGGGCTGGACAACGACGTCCCCGTGGTTACCGTGACAAGCTCCACGCTAGTCACAGCGGACAACTACAGGGGGGCGTCAGCCAAGTTCACCCAGTCAATCCCAACAGAAATGATTACCAAACCAATCACACGGGTCAAGCTGGCCTACCAGCTCAACCAGCAGACCGCAATTGCAAACGCAGCAACGCTCGGAGCCAAGGGGCCGGCATCAGTCTCATTCTCATCCGGGAACGGCAATGTGCCGGGGGTCCTAAGACCCATAACCCTAGTGGCGTACGAGAAGATGACCCCCCAGTCAATCCTGACCGTGGCTGGCGTATCCAACTATGAGCTGATCCCAAACCCAGACCTACTGAAGAACATGGTCACCAAGTATGGAAAGTATGACCCTGAGGGCCTCAACTATGCCAAGATGATCCTGTCCCACAGAGAGGAGCTGGACATTAGAACCGTCTGGAGGACTGAGGAATACAAAGAAAGGACAAGAGCATTCAAAGAGATCACTGACTTCACAAGTGACCTACCAACCTCAAAGGCATGGGGATGGAGGGACCTGGTCAGAGGCATCAGAAAAGTGGCCGCCCCCGTGCTGTCAACGCTCTTCCCAATGGCGGCTCCCCTTATAGGAGCTGCCGACCAATTCATTGGGGACCTCACCAAGACCAACTCAGCCGGGGGACGCTACCTGTCACACGCAGCCGGAGGCCGCTACCATGATGTCATGGACTCATGGGCCAGCGGGTCCGAGGCAGGAAGCTATTCAAAGCACCTCAAGACCCGGCTTGAGTCCAATAACTATGAGGAAGTGGAGCTTCCAAAGCCAACAAAGGGAGTCATCTTTCCTGTGGTGCACACCGTTGAGAGTGCACCAGGTGAGGCCTTCGGGTCGCTCGTGGTAGTAATACCAGAAGCGTACCCGGAACTTCTTGACCCAAACCAACAGGTCCTATCCTACTTCAAGAACGACACAGGCTGCGTCTGGGGGATAGGAGAAGACATCCCCTTTGAAGGAGATGACATGTGCTACACCGCACTGCCCCTCAAGGAGATCAAGAGGAACGGAAACATCGTGGTGGAGAAAATATTCGCTGGCCCCGCGATGGGACCGTCCTCCCAACTTGCACTGTCCCTGCTCGTCAACGACATAGACGAAGGGATTCCAAGGATGGTCTTCACAGGCGAGATTGCCGATGACGAAGAAACAGTCATCCCAATCTGCGGAGTGGACATCAAAGCCATAGCCGCCCATGAACACGGGCTGCCCCTCATTGGCTGTCAGCCAGGGGTCGACGAGATGGTGGCAAACACATCTCTCGCATCACACCTGATTCAGGGCGGGGCCCTACCAGTGCAGAAAGCACAGGGCGCCTGCAGGAGAATCAAGTACCTGGGCCAGCTGATGAGAACAACTGCATCAGGGATGGACGCAGAACTGCAGGGGCTGCTGCAGGCCACCATGGCCAGAGCAAAAGAAGTGAAGGACGCCGAAGTGTTCAAACTTCTGAAACTCATGTCATGGACAAGAAAGAACGACCTCACAGATCACATGTATGAGTGGTCAAAGGAGGATCCTGATGCAATCAAATTTGGCAGGCTCGTCAGCACCCCCCCAAAACACCAAGAGAAGCCAAAAGGACCTGACCAGCACACCGCCCAGGAGGCAAAGGCCACCAGGATTTCACTGGACGCCGTCAAAGCCGGCGCAGACTTTGCCTCCCCAGAGTGGATCGCGGAGAACAACTACCGCGGCCCATCCCCAGGCCAGTTCAAGTACTACATGATAACGGGCAGAGTCCCAAACCCCGGAGAAGAGTACGAGGACTATGTGCGAAAACCGATAACCCGACCAACCGACATGGACAAAATCAGACGCCTAGCCAACAGTGTCTACGGCCTGCCCCACCAAGAACCCGCACCAGACGACTTCTACCAGGCAGTCGTCGAGGTGTTCGCAGAAAACGGGGGAAGAGGGCCCGACCAAGACCAAATGCAAGACCTGAGGGACTTGGCAAGGCAGATGAAACGACGACCCCGACCAGCTGAGACACGCAGGCAAACCAAGACTCCACCCAGGGCGGCAACCTCCAGTGGATCGCGGTTTACCCCCTCCGGCGATGACGGAGAAGTGTAACAGCTACTCTCTTTCCTGACTGATCCCCTGGCCGTAACCCCGGCCCCCCAGGGGGCCCC